TTTATTGGGGTAAAACTTTCTGTAACCAATCTCAAGTTGGAGGTAGTATATGTCTCTGGACTTCATCTTAAAATAACTTTACCTTGTCTAAACCACTTCTTGTCATTGTAATTTGTTTTCTCAACAGGCTTTATATTACCCTGCGCGGCAAGCAATGCCAACCCACTAGATATGGTGAGGTCAAACTTAGTTCTATCGTCAATCTTGTAATTGATCCAATCTTCTAAAGTTCTTTGAAATGGCATTCGACCCATCTCTATAGACTCTTCATTTAATCCAACATGGGAATGTATGTAAGCCTCAATCGATTGCGCATGAGCCTGGATAATTTCTTGAGAGTTAGACGGTATTCCTTTTGTTTTGGTTTTAGAACCAAATCCAGATCCTAAGTGCTGAGGTCTGTCTAGTAGATAATGATCATATCCCCGTGTTTCAAAATACCTGGCTATACCGTACTTGTTATTCTCTATCAGTACAGGGTATCCATAATACTTGGCCGCCATCAATATGTCTTCGTAAAATATCTTAGCAAGTGGAGGACGACTTGCGTACTCGGCAACAAACATATTTGCTGGATGCTCAGTAGAAAATTTATTGTAGAAATGACATGCACCTTTAGATCCTCTTCCGTCAACAGTTGCGTCAATATCATATGAGTCAACTCCAGCACATCCTAACAATTTGTTCTGAGGCCCGTTAGTATTTCTCATCCCTATAGGTGGCAGCCAGCCTATGTGCCATCTTCCATTAGGGTCAGGTGCAAATATTACTTCAGAGTCTTGCTTTCCGTTCTTCCAGATAAAATTACCAATGACAACAGGGGAAGGATATAGTTCGTCGTTATGTTGTATCTGCTCGTATATCTTCTGCACATTAAACACAGAAGACTTCGCACTATCTCTAAATGCTTCTTGCTCGGTAAATGGGAACTGACGTATAACCTCATTAAGTTCATAGTTGTCATCCACCAATGCTTTTCTTTCATTCTTTAAAAAAGTCTTAGCCCCAATAGTTATTCGTTCACCATCCAGCCCCTCTACAGGGTTTGCTGGGTTGTCAACTACAGGGATACCATATTTGTTAAAGAAGCCCTCTAAGGCTTCGTATGCNGGTATGAAGATGCGATACAGCCCACTCTTGGTTCTGTCGTTTTCGTTTCGATCATTAGGGTCGCTATTATAAACTACATTTCGAAAGTTTGCACCACCCTTGTCCAATGGATTAACTGTGCTACCGACTATAGCCTTTCCTACAATTCGACGCCCAACAAGTAAACAAGTTCTATGTATTCTCCAGGACTCTCTTATATCTGTAGGTCTTTCCCACTTGCCTGCCTCATCCATGTATAGTATATGGAGTTTCTCTCCATCATACGCATTATTTGTAGTGTTCTTCCAGTTGACTATAGAATTAAGGGCGTCCCCTTGAACAGATGTTTTATTCTTCTTTGTTATTCTTTTTGACGGCTCTCTAAATGCTAACTCCATTCGAGGGTTTGTGGTTCCATCTTGAATGGGTTTAAAGAAAAAAGGATAAGACTTATAAATAGGGACAACCTTTTTCATAAATATATTCTCTTGTGCGTCTGTCCCAGTCTTAGACATAATGCCAAGAAGTTTGTCTTTAACCTGAGTTGCTTCCCCCACCAGCAAAGAAGAAGACATTTGAGTATAGCCAGAACGTCTACACTTTGTGTATACTTGTCCTAGACATCTTGGGTCTCTGAAGCATGCCTCCATGTGTAAGAACAGTTGCTGTTGGAACTGTAAAAAACTGGGGTATCCCACATCAATCTTGGACCACTGAAGAAAGAAATAGTGGTGTCCTGAGATATAGGTTGGTTCTCCGTTATTGTAAAACCAAACTCCGTTTCTTCTTCTTTCATATTCTGTTTTAATATAAGATTCATATTTTTTTCTAAACTCATCTGGAGTTTGAGACCATTCATCCATGGAAGATATTAATGCTAGGTCACTTGGAAGTTCCTGGCGTTTCCAATACTGATCTTGCTTCTTTAAGTTATGAAATAATATTTTCTTTTTGGTAGGGACCTTTGGTAACTGTATTGGCAAATCACCTATACTTATAACCTTACCCTGAGTTCCATCTGGACATATGTTTACAACAGGCTCCTCTCTACCTTCTAGGTCTACAAGAACACTCACGGCCTAGAGTATTGCTCCGCAAATCCACTTGAGTAATCTTTAGCACCTTCTATCGTTCCATCTTTAGTTAGGCTATTTATAATAGCCGTAGTCTTCTCTATCTCTATAATTAATTCTTTAGCATCTACCGCTGTTTGCTTAATTGCCTGGAGTTCTGCTTTACGCTGTGAACCTGACAGTTCATTGTCTACAGGTTTTTTAATTTCTTCAATCATGTTATGTACCGCTATTTGCATAGAAGACCTAAGGTTTTTAGCCGTAGCGATATTGTCGTATTTATTCTTGGACTGTCCCATGTACTGCATCTATTATAGTTCTGTACACTTTCTCACCTTCTACTTCCATTTCGTAATCTGAGGAGTCTCGAATCCAACAAGTGTCGCCTACATTTAATCCTATCTCTTTCGCTACTCGGCTAGGATATTTTAAGATACCGTATTTTCTACCGTGATCGTAATTTTTTTCATCTAAGACAAGTTCAAACATTGAAGACTTAGGTAACACAGGCTTCCATGGTTTTAGGAACAACCAATTACCTAGAGTATGTATCTGGTTATCTTGATTATAAGCAAAGGCTTGATTGCCAAAGTGATCCCATTCATCATAGACAACATAATACAATCTCTTTTTATAATCTATAATCTGACCTCTTGGTCCTTTATTTTCCTTCATCTCTTTACCTTCGGATCCATCTAAGTGAGTTCCTCCCAATACTACATTGTGATGAAAGTAAAGAAGGTCTCCTGGCTTGGCTCCTGTTTTATGCTTCTCTGGGGTTGCAACAATTTTTGCAGAAGAAACTCTATTTGCAAACTCATTCCATTTTGCATCAAGATACATTTCCTTATCACCGATCTTTACGGTCTCTTTAAGTGTTTTAGGAATGTGTACTATAAAGTGATACAGTCCTTTCATGAAAAATCACAATCATGTTCTATTAGACAGGGCATGCTCTCTACCGTCTTCCACAACATTATACCTTCCTCTTCGTTTTCTATGTATATTAACCAACGGTTGATTCCATACTTAGACATACACTTATCGTCTTTGACGATGGCGTGAACCTTTCCTGCTCCCGCTCTTTGTCCAACATAGTATGCCATTGCGTCCTTAGGGTTCAGACCTACTACTATCTTTCTTATAAGTTCCACTTTCTTTCAATTTTAATTTATTTATCATTTTCCATCCAGTAATCAACAGAAGAACTATCCTTTCCTTTGTCTCCTATCGAGTTAAAGTAATCTTGCAATATGTTCTGAGTCATTGTGTGCATCTCAATTGCGTTCTGCGCACTAAACCCTGACATATGTTCTACTTTAGCCTCACCGTATACATCTTCTTCTACTGGCCTCATGATAGCAAAGCAATAACAACACATGAAATCATCACCTAGTCCTGCGTCTTGAATAAGGTCCTGTACGTCGTCAATCTTTTCTTTTATCTTAATAAAAGTTTCGACTCTTAATTGTTGATCCTCGTAACTCATAACGTATACTAAGTTACGCTATCTGTGTTACAATGCAATATGAGTTGGTAGAGTATGTGGCCGCAATAGACGAAGACATGAATATAGAGAAGTCTTCTCCTGCGGTTACTTGTCTTGTGGCAGTTAAGGTAACGGCTCCCAAGTTTTGTGAATTCATAGTTTGATTCATTTCTTGAAAAGTTGCAGTGTTACTATTGTCTACTATTTTAGCATTAACAACAGGTGTTCCTGAGGAAGATTCTATCTGCATACAGACTTCAAACTTATATGTTCCAGAAAGATTTATTAATATTGAAGATCGCAATTCAGCAGCGTCTTGAATTTGTATTTGATCTGCGATACTAAATCCAGCGGTAGAAGATTTCCCTGCGCCAGCAGCAATAGACTGCCAAGAAACAACTGTAGATGCGGTGGGGATTTGTGTGCCTGCATTAGCAACCAAAGAAAGAACAGGCAAGAAGTTTGTGGTTCCTGCCGAATTCTGAACAAAAGTTACTAAGTCTGAAAATAATATATACTTATAAGAAGATGTAGATTCATCCCATATTAAATATTTATCCGCAGGAAGTGCTGTTGTAGATGTTAACTGAGAGAGATTAACAGGATCGGTAACACCGATGGTGTTTCCTGTAGCAGCCAATGGTAAGTTTGCAGTTATTGACGCACTACCAAATGCTGATGTGTCTAGTTCTCTTGT